TACGTCCCGCGCGGCCCAGAAGACGTGCAGATGGCCGAACAGGCCACCGCGTACATGCACTATAAGCTAGAGGAGCTTAACGGCTTCAAGCTGCTGTCTGACGTGTTTCACGATGCATTGGTCAAGAAGACTGGCATTCTAAAGGTTTACTACGAAGACTACGACAAGTCGGAAATCCACACGTTTACCGGATTGAGCGACAATCAATACATGGCGATTATGATCGACCAAGACATTGAAGTTCTGGAACACTCTGAGACAGTCGAGCAATCGGGCGGCGAGATTGACGGCATGCAGATGCCGGAGACCGAGACGCGCACGCACGACATAAAGATCATGCGCCGTGCCAGCACTGGCGACTTGTGCGTCGTGTCCGTTCCGCCAGAGGACTTCTTTATCGACAGCAACGCGCGCTCAATCGACGACTGCTACGTCTGCGGCCACCGCACTGACATGCGCGTCGGCGATCTTGTCGAAATGGGCTTTGAGTTTGATGACGTCGCCGACCTTGGCGGCAGCACTGACAGCAGCAACTCGACCGCGCAGTTAGAAGACGACGAGCGACGCGGATACTCGACAAATTACGACGACGACGAAAACTCTGCCGATCCGTCAATGCGCAAGGTCATGGTTACAGACGCCTACATGCGGATGGATGTCGATGGTACGGGCGTGCCGATCCTGCACCACTTCATACTTGGTGGCGGCGCTTACAAGGTTCTGTCTGTCGAGGCGTGCGACCAAATCCCGTTTGCCATCTTTGAGGTGTCGCCAGAGCCGCACACCTTCTTCGGCACCAGTGTGGCCGACCTAATCATGGAAGACCAAGACGCATCCACTAGCGTCCTGCGTGGCATCCTAGACAACGTGGCGATGACCAATTCGCCCCGCATTGGCGTGGTCGAGGGCCAAGTCAACATGGACGACGCGCTAAATTCAAACGAAATCGGCGGCATAATTCGTATGCGCCAGCCTGGGGCTGTCATCCCGCTGGCCGTGCCGTTTGCCGCTGGGCAGACACTGTCGGCGATGCAGTATCTCGACAGCACAATTGAGACGAAGACGGGCGTCAGCCGCGCGTCAATGGGCTTGGACCCCGACGCACTACAGTCAACCACCAGAGCCGCCGTCACAGCCACTGTGCAGGCCGCTGCGGGGCAGACTGAGGTAATGGCGCGTAACCTTGCCGAAGGCGGCATGCGACGCCTGTTCAAGCTAATGCTGGCGCTGGTCGTCAAGCACGCCGACGCGGCGCAGTTCATGAGACTGAACGGCGAATACGTTGAAGTTGATGTGCGGTCATGGGACACCGCGATGAATTTGTCCATCAACGTGGGCCTTGGCACTGGCCGCGAGGAAGAGAAAACCGCCGCGTACCGCGAGGTGCTTGGGCTACAAATGCAGGTTTACGGAGAATACGGACCAGAGAACGGCGTCGTGTCCCTCGTCAACATCCGCAACACAGTCGCCGACATGATGGCGTCGGTCGGCATCCGCAACAGCGAGCGGTTCTTTAAGCCAATTACGGCAGAATATGAGCAGCAACTTGCCATGCAGCGGCAACAGCAGGCCCAAATGCAGCAACAGCAAGGCCCGCAAGACGCGCAGGCGATGGCATTCATGCAAGCCGAGCAGCTAAAGTCGCAGACCAAGGCGCAAAGCGACGCGATGCGGATACAGCTTGACGCGCAGAAGGCGCTGATGAAAGATGACTTTGACCGCGATAAAATGTATCAAGACATGATACAGAAGAATGCGGAAATCGAAGGCAAATTCGGCCTGCAAGTCAACGAGCAGCAAATCCGCGCGGAACAAGAACGCCAGCGCATGATGATGCAGCAACAGAGATAACGGAGAATACTGATGGACGCGAACGCAAAGGCCAGCAGGGCGGCGAGTATTCTCCAAGATTTGGTGTTCATGGAGGCCATTAGTGTGGTAAAAGGATACCACGTTGACGTGTTTCTTGAACATAGTTCAACACCAGAGGAAATCATGGAAGCGCACCGGGCTGTCCGGTCGCTCACGCTCGTACAGGGGCAACTGCAATCGTTTGTAGACGACGGCAGACTCCTAGAGCGAAAACAGAAGGATCGGCAACGTGGACAACACGCCTGACCCCGGCTCAATAGAGGCCGTTGCGGCGTCGATTATCGATACCCCACTTGAAGAAAGTGAAGTATCGCTAGCCGACGAAAACAAAGAAGACACAGCGGCAGACGAACCCGAATTGGAGGCTGACGAGGCTGACGATGAGGATTACGCGACCGACGCAGATGATGCGCCGGACGACGAGTATGACGACCAAGAGGAAGTCGAGGAGGCTCAAGAGGAGCTTGCACCTAGCATGTACACCGTCAAGGTGGATGGCAAGACACAGCAAGTGACACTCGACGAGCTGACCCGTGGCTATTCAGGGCAGACATACATTCAGCAGGGAATGGATCAACTTGCGTCAGCTAAGAAGCAGATGCAGGACGAATACGGTTCCATGCAGCAAGAGCGGCAATTCTTGTCCGACCTCCGCCAGAAGGCAGAGCAAGGGCAGGCGCTAACACCCCCAAAGCCACCGTCCAAAGACCTCTTTGAGCAAGACCCCATCGGCTATATGTCTGAACGCATTAAGTACGATGAAAATCTTGCAGAGTATCAGCAGCAGGCGCAAGTCATCAATCAGATGGAGCAGCGTCAGCAGGCGGAGGAAAGCCAGCGGCACAGCCAATATTTGGCGAGCCAGATGGAAGTGCTGCACCAACGCATCCCACAACTAGCGGACCCTAAACAGGCACCCGCTTACCGGGATAAAATGGTGCAAGCTGGCGTGAATTACTACGGATTTGATCCGCAGGAAATCATGGGACAAGCCGACGGTCGATACGTTGCAGCGCTACACGACGCGATGCAATGGCGACAGATGCAAGAAGCCAAAGGCCAAGTTAAGCAAAAGGCAGAAGGCATCCGAGCCGTAGTTAAACCCGGCGTCAAGCGCAACGAGCGGACGACTAACGCCCGCAAGGCCAAAGACACCGCCGCTCAGATGAGACGGACAGGCAAGGACAAAGATGTCGCAGCCTGGCTACTGACCTAAACCCACACCGCAAGGAGACACCCAATGGGCGTTACTGCAAACACAAATCAAACGTACAATTCGACCAACATCCGCGAAGACCTTCAGGATGCGTACATTTCCATTTCGAGCACCGAAACTCCGGTTCAGGCTGCACTTGGACGCAAGTCTATTTCCAGCACGTACTATGAGTGGAACACCGTGGACCTCGCAAACCCTGCCGCTAACCGCGTCAAGGAAGGCGAAGCTGCGCCAGGTAACTCTGCGCCTACCAATTCTAAGCGCATGGGTAACTACTCAACCATCTCTGACAAAGTTGTCGATGTTTCTACAACAAACGACGCCGTCAACGGCGCTGGCAATGTACAGACAATTGCTGCCCAACTCGCCTTTAAGTTGAAGGAAATCAAGCGCGACATTGAGGTCATGCTGGTATCTAACATCGCTGCCGACGCTGGTGGCGCTGACGAGGCTCGCGTAACTGCTGGCCTTCCAGCTTGGTTGCGTTCCAATGTTGACCGCTCAACTGGCACAGTCGATGGTGCCAACCCAACACTGTCCGGCACCACTGCAGGTTTCCCGAACGCAGCGGCAACTGACGGTTCCGTTCGTGCGCTTACAGAGGACATGCTCAAGGGCGTGATCGCGTCTTGCTGGGATGCTGGCGCAGAGCCAAGCATCGTATTGTGTGGCTCCGCAACCAAGCAGAAGATTTCTTCGACTTTTACCGGATCGGCCACTAAGTATCAGGACATGACTGGCAAGAAAGAGCTGGTTGCTGCGATTGACGTTTACGTCAGCGACTTTGGCACCTTGACCATCATGCCGTCACGTTTCCTTGAGACGCGGACAGCAAACTCGCAGACAGTCGCCGGTCGCGACGTGTTCGTCCTTGACCCAGAGTATGCAAAGGTCTGCTTCCTGCAGAACATGAAGCAAACACCGTTGGCAAAAACTGGTCACTCTGACCGCCGTTTGATCGCCTGCGAGTGGGGCCTTCAGGTAGACCAGGAAAGCGCGCACGGGATCATCGCCGACATCGACGGCTCCCTGTAATCTAAACAAATTGGGTGCGCCGGTTGTCTGGCGCGCCCAGCACTTAATGGAGAGAACACATGGCCGAAATCAAAATTACCACTGACCGGCTCCCGCAGCCTGACCGCTGCCGTGGTGCCGTCATTAGCGTCACTCAGGAAAAGGCTGACCACTTGGTCGGCAAGGGTTGGGCTGAGATGCTTGAGGCCGCGCCGAAGCCAGCGCCGAAGCCTCGCGTCAAGCCACGCAAAAAGCTGGAGAAATAAATTGTCACATTACGACGTCAAGGAAACGATGTACGAGCAAGACGGCAACTTGGTCGTCAACCGCTCGCAGGACGTTAAAAGCCTGATCGACGCAAACCACGAATTGAGCCTGACAGCCCCCAGCAAGCACGGCGACGCCGCGTTTCGTTTGGCGGGCCGTATTCCTCTGGTCGTTGCCGAGCAATGGTCAAAGGAATGCGGCGCTGGCGTTGGCACAAAGGCGTTTAACGAGTATGTTAAGACCAAGCTG